CGCTGAGATGCACTTCCTTCGTCACGCTCACCAGCTCCGGCATCTTCAGATAATCCCTTGCCTTCATGGAAACGGTAATGTCGGCAATCCGATGATAAATGGCATCCGCTGCTCCTGGCAAGAGTTTGTAGGAGTACACGATTTGACCGTTGTACTTGTCCGGCCTGAAATACTGATTGCGGTACTGGCCGATAAAGCGCCCAAGCCTTGCTCCCATGTCCAAAAGACGGAACTCCGCCCAAAGGTCCATCAAGCCATTTCCCGTCGGTGTCCCCGTCAATCCCACGATGCGCTTTGCTTCGGGCCGCATGGCTTTCATGACTTTGAAGCGCTGTGTCCGAGGGTTCTTGAAGCTCGACAGCTCATCCAGCACCACCATGTCGAAGGTCAGTTTGCTGTGATTATAAAGCCAGACCAGATTATCGCGGTTTACGATATAGATATCAGCCTGCTTCTGCAAGGCCCGTCTGCGCTCAGCGGCACTGCCGACTACGACGGAACAAGTCAGGCTCTTCAGGTGATCCCATTTTTGAAGCTCCTCCGGCCAGGTATCCCTGGCGACCCGGAGTGGCGCGACAACCAGTACCCGTTTAATCTCGAAGGTATCCTGCATCAGGTCACGGATGGCCGTCAGCGTCGTCACCGTTTTGCCAAGGCCCATATCCAGCAGAAGCGCCGTAACGGAATGAGACTTGATGTAATTTATGGCATATTGCTGATAAGCATGCGGTACAAACTTCATGCGCCGCCACCTTCCTTCCCCGTGTGCGTGTGGGCGATTGTCTCAAGGACTCGCGGAATCTCCTCGATGGCATCCAAAACAAATACCAGATAGCCCATCCGACGCAGCATGGCATGACGCTTTAACTGCAGCGGTCTCGGCTTTTGCCCCGGCGCCTTGACTTCCACGAAGCCGCACTTCCCATCACCCAATAAGACTAAGCGGTCAGGCATACCGGCAAACGATGGCGAAACGAACTTCAATGCCTTACCGCCAGCCTTCGCCGTTGCCATCACCAGATGGTGTTCGATATCTTTTTCCCGCATTTTATCACCTCATTCAGACTTGGGTGACGGTCGGTGACACTCATTTCATAAACTTTTCTATAGGGATATTTTTTATAAAAAACAGTCCTAAAGGAGAGTTATAGAATCGACCGTCATCGACCGTCACCCTTGCCATTTAATCCAGAAAATCCGTCACTTTAACTTGCAGACCGTAAACCATCCGGCCACTTTTGCTTCGCCTTCGTTCAAAACCAGCAGTTTCTAATGCCGCATAAAAATCGGTCGTACTTCTTGTATACTCATTCATGCGCTGGCAATATGCCCGATAGGCTGTGTAGAGTTCTCCCGACTTGGTAGAATATGCGGGAGCCATATCACAGCAATCATCCAGAAAATGACGCAGCCAGTCATTCTGGTCGCGATATTCCCGGATGGCCTCCTTCACACACGCCGGCTGCGGAAAGCGGAACTGACTGCGGATGGCTTTTTCGGCGCCCTCCATTACCCACCGCATGATATACGGTGCCGCATGATCAAGAAGATACTTGGAATAATTCTTGATATCTTTCTTCTTGTCGATGGTGGCCGTAAACGGAATGACAATCAGGCGGCGCCAGATGCCTGTGTCCATGGCACCGACTCTTGGCAGATGATTCGTATAGAGGACAAGCGTATGGGACGGTGTGAAATCCGACGGGTCCTTGTATTTCTTCTCTGCCGAAATCCGGTCGGTGGAACAGAGCTGCTTTACCACCGAGGTAGACAGCCGCATGCCTTCCTCAAGTTCTGCCGCAATGAGCAACCTTTTTCCCTTGGCTTCGGCCAGCTCCGGCTTGACGTTGCGCTTGCAGTTTGCCGTCAGGGCATCGGCCGAAATCGTGCCGCTGTAGCTGCCGAGAACACCCGCGATGGTGTTCCAGAACGTCGACTTGCCATTCGAGCCTTCGCCATACGAGATAATCATAGCTTCCAGCTCAACTTGCCCGATGGCAGCAAGCCCCGTTATCTGCTGCACATATTCGATAAGTTCTTCATCCCCCTGGAATGTCTGACGAATGGAATCAAGCCAGAGGTCTTTTCCTTCCTCTCCAGGCGATGCCGATGTGACTTTGGTAATGAAGTCCTTCGCTTCATGTTCCTTCCGCTTGGCGGCTCCGAAGTTCAGGTCATAAGTGCCATCAGGGCAGTTCAGGATGAACGGATTGCGGTCAAGGTCATCATAGTCAATCTCGAGCATCGGCTTGGCTGCCTGAAGCGCAGAAATGACATACTTCATGTCCCTGCGCTTCATGACGAATTTCTCGTAGTTGATGGCGGCAAGATACGCGAGATATGCCTCCATCTGGTCTTCACCGACCTGTTTGGCCAGGTTCTTCCCGCCGCCACGGATATCCTCAGAACCGATGCCGCTGTCCTGCAGAGCTTTCACGGCAGCCGCCAGAGCATCCTTGGCATCAGCCAGCTGCAGGTCGAGGAATTCCTCCATCGCCCCGATGGCACGCTGCTTCGATTCCACCCAGCGAATGCCGTCGTATCGAAGATAATCGGTCGCCGGCGTGAACTTCAGCTCACTGCCATATTCGCGCACCAGCACCTTCGCCTGACCGATATCGGAGAAGTCGCCTGGCTTCAGCGGCTGCCCCGTGCCGAAATCGGCATTGTATTCGTCCGGCTTGACGTACCCTTCCTGCTTCGCGATGCGCTCCCCAAAACGAACGGCACTCCGCCAGATCTTATTTAGTTCCTCATCGGGAAGCGGCGGGTCGCACTTCTCCGCTTCATCGAGAAAAATCTGGTATGACTTCTCGTTTGCACCATAGCGTTTGATGACGCGTCCGGCAAAGCGGCTCATCGTATTGTTGCGGCAGCCGGCAGGGATACTACGCGATTCCGTCTTCCCCGCATGAAGCACTTGGTCGATGGTCAATTCTCCATCCTGCCAAAGTACAGCATCGACTGGAGTCCCATAAATGAAGCGGGCGGCATCGAGAGCCGCATCATCAAAGAATGGATATGCTTCGTAAACCTCATGCTTCAGCTTTGCATACTGGCCTTCATCCGTGACGGCAGGAATCTGAAAATACGCATGGAAGCGCGGCCTGGCACACTTGCCTTCCTTTGGCTTCATATGATTCCGCGATGGCACAATGGCGACCGCGACTTTTGGCAGCATGGCCAGGAGCTTTTCCATGGTCATCCAGTCGGCAGGATTTTCCGAGTGCGTATTGTCGCAGTCCATGACCAGTACATCGGAGGACAGGAAATTCTCCCGTGTGCGATAATGATTCTTGAAGTCTGCGCAAACGTGATCAAAGGCCGCTGCGTTTTTCAAGTCATCCGCGCTGCCGATGTCCCTCTGTTCCGGGTAACGGCAGTTCGCCTCTACACCGGCACATTTCGCCGTGAAAATCGTAAAATGCATATTTAGTTCACCTCGTCGATATAACGTATGGTTTTTCCTTTTCTGCGAGCATACTGAATTTCTTTCTCCATCCCCGCCGAAATGGTACTGCCAAACACCCAGAGTTCTGCGCAGCGCGACAACAACGCAATATCCATGAACATCGCCAAATCCCGCTCCGTCTCTTCATCGAGAAACTGTGGCAGAAGCAAATGCGGCGCCAGAGGAATATATCCCAGATCTGTCGCATAGCGGCAATAGGCACGCGCCTTTTGTACGTTCTCTTCCACATTCCCGGCATACGGCGAGCAGACATAAATAACAGGCCGGAACGGGAGCCTTTTGGGCTCCGCATTCTTGATGGCCTGGTAGGCTGTCGGATCTGGGTAATGCTCGGCGTTACGCGTCAGATCTTTTTCCATGTTCTCTCATCCATTTCTCGGCACACGCATCACACAGGACTGCCGTTCCCATCAAATCGGCATCCTCGTCCGACAGGATCTCCTGTAAATCGACCGCGACTTCCCTGCCGCAAACAGGACATCGGCAGAATACGTTATCATCTGTGATTTCAACATTCACGTCCGCACATTCTGTAAGCAACTCTTTTACATAAAACATTTCGCATCCCTCCTGCAATAAATAAACCTATCTGAATTAAGGGGCATTCCCCATTTCTCCTATGGAGATAAATCGTCATAATGAGCAAACTTTTTAGTCCTTCTGATAAAAATCGCATTCGTACCCGTCAGCCCGCAAAAGAAGTCCCTCGGCCCAGGGCGGCGTTCTTCCCATCTGCTCACAGATGGCATCCACGCTGGTGTCTTTCTGGCACTCGATGATCAGTTCATCGTGAACGTGGCCGACAATCGCACAGCATCGCAGGGTCTTCATGGCATAGCAAAGGATGTCGCGGCTGATGGCCTGGACGATATTTTCTACGAATTTCGGGCCGTAGCTCTCGAGCCGTTCCCACTTCTTTGTCGCGCCGATGCCCTCATAAGTAACGGACTCGCCGCCGAATTTGTTCTGGCCAATCTTCGGCTTGACATAGGAAAGCCTGCGGCCGCTTGGCAGACGAACAAACAGCATGCCGCTCTGCCATTTGAAACGAATCCCCCGAATCTCCTGCGGAAGGTGTGTCTTTATGGCCTGTTTCACGCAGCGGTCGACACCCCACCAGAACTGGACAATGTGCGTATTCGCCGAACGCCAGGAATTGACGAGTGGCTGCAGTTCCTCTTCGGCCAGCCCCATCTCAAGGGCACCCATGGCTTTCAAGGCGCCGACCGAACCGCCGTAGCCAAGGGCCAGCTCAGCAATCTTCCCCTTCTGACGAAGGTGCCCATTGACGCCATGCTTCACGACAGGGACACCGAACATCGAACTGGCTGAAGCGCAATAGATGTCCCCATTCTGGGCAAAGACCTCGGAACGCCAGGTTTCCTGCGCCAGCCAAGAGAGGACGCGGGCTTCAATCGCCGAGAAGTCCGATACGACAAACTTCAGTCCTTCCCGAGGGACAAAGGCCGTGCGGATAAGCTGCGACAGGACGTCCGGCACAGAATCGTAAAGAAGCGTCAGTGCATCGTAGTTTCCCTGCTTCACCAGCGCCCTGGCTTCCGCAAGATCGGACATATGATTCTGCGGCAGATTCTGCAATTGAATATGGCGGCCGGCAAAACGGCCTGTCCTGTTGGCACCGTAGAATTGGAACATGCCATGTGCCCGGATGTCTTCGCAGCAGGTCATCTCCATGGCCTGGTATTTCTTCACGGACGATTTCGCCAGCTGCTGACGCAGGAGCAGCACAGAGTGCAGCGGCTCCTTGGCAGTCTTCAGGAGTTCCTGCACCTGCTTTTTGCCGAGCGATTCGGTTTCCATTCCCTGCGCGGCCAGCCAGGACCGCATCTGCAGCACGGAGTTCGGATTCTCTAGCCCCGTCCGTTCTTTTAAAGCCGCCGTCAAATGTTCCCGCGACAAGGCATCCATGGCCACAGCCTGACGCACCAGCTCCTTGTCAATGGCGATGCCGCGGTCGTTGATTTCCTGGTCGATATGGTATTCATCCCAGACCCATTCCGGTACGGGAAAATGATGGAGTTTCTGCTGGATGGCCATCTCCACTTCCACATCCCGCTTGTTATAGGACTTAAACGTCGCCCACTTTTCCGATGCATGAAGCGGCAGATTCCGCGTTCGGCCGCCGTTCACCTTGGTCGGCTTGCAAGGGACACAGAAATAGCGGATGAGGTCTTTGCCCTCCTTCATCTTTTGGCTTTCCAAGTTCAACACGGCACCGACGCCTTCCAAAGACAGCGGCAGCCCCATGTAAGCAGACCAGACCATGGAGCATTTCCAACCGGCTGGATTTAAAAATCTTGCACACTCCGTGGAAAGCGGATGACGATCATGAAACGAGTCGAGACTCCGACCGAGGTCATGAAGATAACGCGACAGACAGACCCGTTCAAAACTGGCATTGAAGGCCCACTTGGTGACGGATTCATCCGTCAAGGCAGCCAAGACTTCATTCGGGATTTTCTCTCCCTGTGCAAGGTCAACGACCTGCACCTCGCCGCCGTCTGCAGCATAACCAAAAAGGAGAATTTCAAAGGCTGGCGATTCAGCGTATTTATACACGCCGCACTTGGCCAGACTGACATCGCTGTAAGTTTCGATGTCGATGCTGAGATTTTTCATGCTTTCACCTCAAGAAAAGCGACGAGGCAATACGCCCCGCCGCCCAATAGTCAGATTTGTTATCTGCGATAGAATTCCATGTGTTCGCGATGTTCTTCTTCCTCGCGTTTATCCCGATGCTTCTCGAGTTCAGCGTCACGCTGATTCCGTTTGAGGTCAGTGTAGATGATGGTAATGAACATGCCGGAAGCGCTGAGCGCTACCAGGCAGTACAGGATTTCCAAAATTACTTCCATTGTTTCTTTCATTGTCGTTCTCCTCAGGCCAGAAAATCATCATCATCGGCAGTCGCGAAATCATCCTCGGCATGAGGCTTGCCGCCAAGCGGCTCACCATCACGCATTTTCTGCAGATTGTTCAGGCCGCAGGCAATTCCCTTGTTGCCATTGCTGTTGAAGGCGTAGAAGCTGATGGACGCACGGCCATAAACGCCGGAGTAGACTTCCGAGCGTTCAATGATGTGCTGGCAGTCGGCATCGACGATGCCCGGCTTCGTGGCCGAATTGGCATTGACGAAATAACTGTTCTTGTAGGCTTCATCGCCCGGACGTTCGAGATCGCCATCGCGCAGCGGCGTCTTGATGGCTTCGAGTGCAGGAACGGCACGGCCATTGCCCTTGAGTTTGCTTTCGCCTTCCTGATAGGCAGCTTTGATTGCGGCTTCGATTTTCTTGATCGTCTTCGTATCCGATTTCGGGATGATCAGGCTGACGCTGTACTTTGGCGTGCTGCCATTGATGGATTTCGGTTCCCAAACATTCGCATAAGACCAGCGCGTGCTAGCTCCCGTAATAACTTTGCACGGATTGACAAATCCTTTCGACATGATAAATTCCTCCTTAATTTTCCTTCTTGAAATCATCTGCTGCAGTATGCATAGCGGGCCGTTTGTCCGATTCCGGAACCAGGACCGGCTTGCCCTGCGGCTTTTCGACTAAATTTGACAAGAGTTCTTCAAACCGTTTCTTCCCGAGCTGTTTCGTCATCGCCGTGATGCCGAGCAGCTTCTTTTCAAACGGGTCGAAACCTGCATTTTCTACCGCTGCAGCCACAGCTTCTTCATTGATGTAACGACGGTTCGAACGGCCTTCGACAAGCTTCCAGCCATTCCAAGTTTTACCGCTAAGCGCCTGCTGCAGGGCATAATCCTTGATGTCGCCGGCCCATTTGACCAGCTCGTCAGCTTTGGCCAGAACGACTTCAATTTCCTCATCCTGCAGCGTGGACGGTACGGCAAAATCGTACCGCGCCAGTTCCAAGTTGTACTCGGCGCGCTTGCGGCAGGTCGCCTTGATCTTGCAGAAACGGCAGTGGTCGCCGGCTTTATATTCGCCCTCGCCTTTTGCCGCCAGTTCCGCAGTCGGCTTGAGTACCGTTTCAGCCCAATGGAGCAGTTCGTCCTTGCTCATGGTACAGGTGCTGACGTTGTCGCGCCTCGGCTGGAAGATGGTCATCGACACATTGCGTATGTCGTAAATGCCATCAAAGAGCTGCAAAGCGCCGAGTGCGTAGCACATCATCTGGCTGTTTTTCTCGGCATCTACCAGAACACCAAGGCCGTATTTGAAGTCAACGATAGTCAGCGTATCGTCAGCCACAATAACACAGTCGCCTGTGCCAAAGCCGCCCGGCACCCATCGGGAAAAATCCAGCCGCTGTTCAATCAGGACCAGCGGGTCTTTACAGACGGCCTTGGCCGCCGTGACCTGCTCCATCACGAACTCTGCGTATTCATTGGCACACTCGTCCATTTCCTCGTTAAAGAACGTGAGCCCCTTCGTCGGGTCTGCCGCGTCGCGCCCCAAAGCCGACAAGACTTTGTATTCGCAGAGAGAATGTGCATCCGTTCCCTGAAGCGCGAACTCGCTGGGAACATCTGGAACCTTGGCACATTCCTGCGCGGATGGCGGGCAGGCCAGCCACCGGCTGCTTGATGAGGCGGACAGTACCGCATGCTTATTTGGCATGGCCAATCGCCTCCAGATCTTTCATGAGAGCCGGGTACTTTTCCTCATCGACCTCAGACAGCTTGCTTGCGCCGAACTTCTGGATGAGTTTCCGCACCTCTTCCGTGTGTCCCTGACGGGACTTGTCGGCAGCGGTTTTGCGGACGTCTTCCAGAGTTAGCTTCTTTTCCGGTTCCTTTTCTTCGGCAGCGGAAGTTGCTTCTTCCGCTTCCAGAGATTTCTTATCCGACAATTGATTGGCGACTTCATTGAAAGCTCTTGCTGCTGCATGCAAAGCTTCAATAAGTTGCTGCATGGCATCTGCATTTGCCATAGTTTGACACTCCTTTCCTTTTTTGTCCGTCAGCAGCCAGGATGAAAAGGTTCTTTGCCATCCTGGCCGATACCTGGCTGATCGCATCAAGAACCACAATTTCTTCAGCAGTTCTGCGTGCCATGGCGCCGGTATTGAGATAGTTTTGCTTCATTTGCCGCTCCTTTCCGGAGGCCTTATCACACCTCCTATTTCCTTTTGGAGAAGAACTTGGCTTTTGAGCAAGCTTTATTTTTCCTGCGGCCAATTTTTTCTTCTCTCCTATCAAATGGAGACGTTTCTCCGTATTGAGCAAAAAAAGCCACAGACCTTCTCATCAGAGAAAGCCTGTGGCTTTTGCTCAAAGTGCCTTCCAATCTCCATAAGGAGATAGAGGTGACGAAATATATGAATAAAGAATCTGCTTCTTATTATACGGAAGAACGCATCCAGGGCGAACTTTACTTCTGCCTTGCCCAGGAAATGGCCCAGGCCCTGCTGGCTAAGGGGCTTATCAGCAAAAGAGAATACCTCCGGCTTTATGACATCAATCGTGAAACCTTTCATCCCCTGTTCGCGGAAATTATGCCAAAATTCACTTGATAATGAGAGTCGTTAGAGTGATAGATGGTTATGGAAAGGAGGCATTCACTTGAAAAAGGTAACAAAAATCGAAAAAGCATTTTTTCCTGCAGAAAGCGTCAAGAAGAAACGAGTCGCTGCTTACTGCCGCGTCTCCACCAAATTTGACGCTCAGCTCAAAAGCTTAGAAGCGCAGAAGCATCATTACGAACGTTATATCGACAGTCATAATGACTGGCAATGCGCCGGCATCTATTATGATGAAGGAATTACGGGCACCAAAAAAGACAACCGTCCAGGGCTGCTGCAGCTCATCACAGACTGCCGTGCGGGAAAGATCGATTTCATCATCACAAAGTCTATCAGCCGTTTCAGCCGGAATACACTGGACTGCCTGGAACTGATCAGAGAACTGCTTGCCATGCACATTCCCATTTATTTTGAAAAAGAACAGATCAACACCATGTCCATGACCAGCGAACTCTTTTTATCCGTCCTGTCATCCCTGGCCGAAAACGAATCCTTCTCCATCTCGGAAAATAATAAATGGTCCATTCAGAAGCGCTTTGAAACGGACACCTACAAAATAGGTTATCCGCCTTATGGCTATGAGTGGAATGGAGAGGAGCTAGTCATCAACGATGCCGAAGCCGCAGTCGTAAGAGAAATCTTTTCTGCCTTCCTCGCGGGAAAAGGCACGCCATCGATTGCAGCCATGCTGAATCGAAAAGGGATTCCGACGAAACGAACGGGGCATTGGGCATCAACCACCATCCTAAACATGCTGTCGAATGAAAAATATGTTGGTGACTGCTTGTACCAGAAGTACTATTCTGATTCCCGGTTCATTCGCCGCCCCAATAATGGCGAAAAGACCCAGTACCTGGTCCAAGATCATCACGAAGCAATTATCACACGTGAAGATTTCGAGACTGCGCAGGCACTGATTCAGCAGCATGCCAAAGAAAAACACCTTACAAAAGGAGACAGGAAATATCAGCACCGCTACGCTTTCTCCGGGAAGATCATCTGCGGAAAATGCGGCAGTACGTTTAAGCGACGGCTTCATTCCTGCGAGGGCAATAAGTATATTGCCTGGTGCTGCTCGACCCATATACAGAATAAGGATAAATGCCACATGCGTTACATTCGTGACGATTCTTTAAAGCGGGCTTTCATTACGATGGTAAATAAACTGATTTTTTCACGCCGCAGACTTTTGGCCCCCTACGTTGAAGCATTAAAAAATGCTCCGGCCAATGAAAGCTTGAGTCAAATTCAGGAACTGCAGACCTTGTTAAGGCAAAATATGGAAAAGAGAGACATGCTGACAAAGCTCATGGCGCAAGGCGTGATTGACCAGGTGCTTTATACGCAGGAAACAAATTCTCTTCTGGCTCAGGCCAATTTATATCGCCACAGGATTGATTTGCTAAAGACCGCAGCCTCCAGTGATATGGCACAGATTAATGAAGCAGAACGACTCCTAGGCTTCACAGAAAAGGCTGGCATGTTAACCGACTTTGACGAGGAACTTTTCAAGAATTTTGTCAGCCACGTTCACATTTGCGTTCGCAATGAAGCTATCTTCGAATTGAAATGTGGCCTGCATCTGACAGAAAGGATGGATTGATTTGGGGCATGTACCATACGGCTATGTCATCAAAAATGGCGTTGCTGCCGTCGATGAAGAAAAAGCCGCGAATATCAAAAATCTTTATAAATATTATCTGGCTGGTATGGCGCTCGATAAAGCCGCCCGCGAGGCAGGAATGAATATCCCTCGTTCTTCGGCTAAGCTTTTGATGAAAAACAAGCGTTACATCGGTGACGAATTTTATCCCGCCATCATCAGCAAAGACATATTTGACCAGGCTGAAGAAGAACGCCTGCGTCGTGCGGCTTCTCTGGGCCGATTGCATTTGCCAAAGAAAATACAGCCAAAAGCTGCTGCCACTTCTTTTCATTGGCATGAAGTTCTTCACCATTATGAAAATCCGAAGCAGCAGGCAGAATATCTCTACAGTCTAATCGAAAGCGAGGGAGTTCAATGGGAAAAGTCGTAATCATTCCCGCCAGAAAGAATCGGGGAAATAACGCAGCGAAAACGGAGACAAAGAAGCTGCGCGTCGCAGCCTATTGCCGGGTCAGCACCGATTCGGAAGATCAGGAATCCAGTTATGAAACTCAGGTTTCCCATTACAGGGAATATATAACGAATCATGCCGGCTGGCTTCTTGCAGGAATTTTCGCTGACGACGGCATCTCCGGTACCAATACCAAAAACCGCGATGAATTCAATCGCATGATTAAAGCGTGCATGGATGGCAAGATCGACATGGTCATCACAAAATCCATCAGCCGCTTCGCCCGCAATACACTTGACTGCCTGAAGTATATCCGGCAGCTCAAGGAGAAAAATATTCCGATTTTCTTCGAAAAAGAATCCATCAACACCATGGATTCAAAGGGCGAAGTCCTGATTACCATCATGGCCAGCCTTGCTCAGCAGGAATCAGAATCCCTTTCCAAAAACGTAAAGCTTGGCCTGCAGTATCGCTATCAGCAAGGCAAGGTGCAAGTCAACCACAAGCATTTTCTCGGCTATACAAAGGACGAAAACGGCAATCTCATCATCGAGCCAAAACAGGCGGAGATCGTCAAACGTATCTATCGCGAATATCTGGAAGGCTACAGCATGAAGAAAATAGCGAAACATCTGGAAGCGGATGGCATACTCACCGGAGCCGGCCGGAAGAAATGGTATGACAGCACCATCAATAAGATTCTGCGGAATGAAAAATATATCGGTGATGCGCTGTTGCAAAAAACATACACCACCGATTTCCTGACGAAAAAGCGCGTCAAGAATAACGGCATCGTCCCGCAGTACTATGTTGAAAATAACCATGAGGCCATTATTCCAAAAGAAATCTTCATGCAAGTGCAAAATGAACTGGTCCGCCGCCGTGTTGTCCATGTCAGCTCGTCTGGCAAGAAACGCGGTTTTTCCAGCAAAACCTGTTTTGCTCAGATCACCTATTGCGGCCAATGCGGAGAATTATATCGCCGTGTACATTGGAATAATCGTGGCTGCAAATCTATCGTCTGGCGCTGCATCAGCCGCTTGGACCCCACGTCTGCTGAAATAAACTGCACGAACCGCACGGTAAATGAACTGCTGCTAAAAGATGTTGCACTCAAGGCCATGAATTGCCTGATTGCAGATGGCGATGCTTTTATCGAACAAATGCAGAAAAATATCGCCAGGGCCATCGCGGAATCGGATACGGCCTCACCCACGGTCATGCAAGAACGCATGGACGAGCTGCAAAAGGAACTCGTTGAAAAAGCAACGAGTCATCAGCACTACGACACCATCGCAGACGAGATCTTCCGACTGCAGGAGCAAACGAAAGAAGCCGAACAAAAGGAGCAGCGTCAGCAGGAGAAGCTTGAGCATCTCAAAGAGCTGCAGGATTTTATCCAAAAACAGCCAACGCAGCTTACGGAACTGAATGACGCATCGATT